CGCAACCTGTTGAGACGGCTGGCTCATCTGTCCTACTTTCACTGCGGGGGCGATCCGCACGCGGTGGCCTTTCGGGAGTGGATCGCGTTGGCCGAGACTGTGCGGACCACCGAGCACACGCTCGAATGGCACGACTGGCGGCGGTACTCGACGCGCCAGCGGACGACGATGGCATTGGGTGGACTGGTCGGCACAGTGACCTACACGGGGCCGCTTGCGCCCTTTCTCCCTCTCCTTCGCGTTGGCCAAGTGATCCATGCCGGGAGAGGCACGAGCTTTGGGCTCGGCCGGTATCGGTTGGTCGAGGCAGGGGAGAGAAAAGGGGTCGGGGGTCTTTTAATGTGAGGGCCTCGGTCCCCCGGGGTTCGGTGGTCGGGCGGAGGCTGGCGCGGCCGCCCGATGGGCCAGCGCGCGGTCCAAGGGCTACCCTTCCGGCCCGAGCGCAAGGACCTTGCGTGTCGAGCGCAGCTACCGGTTCACGCGTGCGGCCAGCATCGTGGCCCGGCCGCGAACACGACGTTCAACTGTTGTGGTCCGGCGCGCCCCCACGGGCGTGGGACCGCGGCGGCTGTGCGGGCGCAGTTGATTTGAGACAGTCCGTCCGTGTCGGGATGATGCGGGATGATGCTGGAAATAGCGTGATTTGACCGAGGCTTGCGCGCCGCCGCGGCCGGCGGAGCGAGTGTTCCACGTGATTCACGTGAGGCGCACCAGGGGTGGGGATTTCCAAAATTTCTCAGTTGGTTTGAGACACCAGCGCTGGCGTTTGCAGGCGTTTGCAAAGTTTTTACAAATCTGTCTAACCCCTTGAGAGTATGGAGAATCAGGCCGAGCGTATGACGCCAAGCCTTGATCCTTTTATGAAGCTCCATGTCGCACTTCTCCTCTGAAAGTGCGACATCACGAAGTGCGACACGCAAAACTTCGTCATTCGACTAGACTAGGGAGAAAGTGACAGTCAACAGCAGCTCCTGCCGAGTCTGGCGAGCTACATTATCATTGCACACTTTTGGCGCGAAAGCGTGCAAGGGATGCCACTGCATTTCCCACATTGCACACTTGCGCTACTTTTATCGATAACTCCACAAGTTACGAGCGGTTTGGTATCCTAAGTGTGCAATAGAAGTGTGCAAGGGAGAACCGGGAGTTGGTTCAGTTTCATAGGTCCCGTCTGTGGCTCCCAGTAGCTCAGCAAGACTCGTAGCGGCGTAGCCCGGTATGTTAGGCTCCATCACCTCTACCTGCTATCTGCCTGCGTAGCTCCAGCACGGCGCGGCGTAGAGCGTTTACCTCTGCCGCGCTCTGAGCGCGCGAGAAGAGCTCGTCGAGGATAGTCAGTCGCACAGATGCATCATCGATCGCATCGACGAGCTGGATGATGGCCTGCCAGCGTGCAGGATCCCTTACAGAGATCCACCCTCGTTTCTCCTCTGCTGCTAGCTGAGCAGTCGGACCCTTAGCGAGCGGCAGCTCATCCTGTGCATGTGCGCACTTCGTCTCCACCGCCGAATTGGCAAACGGCGGCGATGCGTGCATCTCACCTTCGCCGGTTAAGAGCCAGTTCATGTTCACACCCGTGCGGGCGATGGCGGCGAGGGCTTCGCCGCCTGGCACGTTGAGGCCCTGTTCGTACTTCTTTAGGACACCAATGTGCACCCCTATACGCTTGGCGAACGCGGCTTGAGTCAGGCCAAGCGCCTGGCGCCAGAGCTTCAGCCGTGAGCCGATGCCGCCTTCCAACTTTCACTCCGAAAGCTGGAAGAGCGAAAGCTGGAAGCTGGCGCGCTTCCGACTTTCGTAAGTCATTGATCTTTCGACCATCGCTGGCACACCCACCTGCCCTGAAAGCCGGAAGAAGCTGGAAGATGTTTTTTGGCATCCTGTCGCTTGACAGGGATGCAAAAAAGGTTCTAAACTTCCACCAACGTGCACAACTTAGACACAAATACGTGCCGCGTCAAGATGAAAACGGTTGAACAAGTGAAGGCCGATCTGTATCGGCGCGGGAAGAGCGTCCCAGATGTGGCGCGGGAAATCGGCGTCAGCAGCCGCATCGTCTATGAGCTGCTGCGTGGCCGGATCAAGGGGCGGAGGGGACAGGCCCATCGGGCGGCTGTTCTTCTCGGCCTCAAAGACGGGGTGTTGGAATGAACGCCGCGCTCGACTCACGGGAGATTGCGGCTGCGCTTGGCGTTTCGGATCGCGCGGTGCGTGACCGCGCCGCGCGCGAATCCTGGCCCTACACCGAGCGGACTGTCCGTGGTGGGCGCAAGCGATACTATCCGATCGACGCGCTCCCGCGAGATGTCAAGGAGCGGGTCATCACACACCAGGTCCTGTCCGCTTCGGCTCAGGCCGCACGCGCCACGCGCGAGCGTGCGCAGATCGATGCGGTACGCTCTGCCGAGAACCAGGCTGCGCCTGCCGGTGCCAGTCCACCCTCCGCTGGCACGCCTGCTGGCGCAGCACCATCCGATCCGGTGTATCCAGCCTCCGCCGCATCGGATGGCTCCTCTCCCCAAGCGTCCGCCTCGTACGACCGGGCGGCCCTGTGGGCGTGGTACGAGCGCCGGCCGCGGTCGATCCAGGACGCAGGCAGGCGCCGGGCTGAGATATGCCGGCGCCTGCGTGCACTGATCGATGCGGGGCTGCGCGCCCGGCGCGCGATCCGCGAGGTGGCGCGCGCGAGCGGCCTGCCCGAATCCACGTTGCGCCGCTGGTGGTACGGCACCGGGCGCGCTCTCGCGGCGGCGCAGGTGGATCCGGCCGACTACGCGCCGGTGTTGGCCCCCCGCTATGCCGGTCGGCCGGCCCACGCCGAATGCAGTCTAGCAGCGTGGGAGTGGCTCAAGGCCGACTGGCTTCGCCCCGAGCAACCGTCGCTCCGCGCCTGCTACCGACGGCTCCTAGCTGTGGCTGAGCAGGAGGGCTGGTCGGTACCCAGTTATGCAACCGTCGCCCGCCGCATTGGCCAGCTTCCCTGGCAGGTCGTGGTCCTCGCCCGTGAAGGCGAAGAGGCGCTCAAGCGCCGTCTGCCGCATATCACACGTCTGCGCGCGACGCTGCATGCCCTCGAGGCCGTCTGCGCCGACGGCCACACCTTCGACCTGCTCGTCGAACTGCCCTCAGGCTCCATCGGCCGTCCGGTGCTCGTCGCCTGGCAGGATGTCTATAGCGGTAAGATCCTGGCCTGGCGCGCCGGCGAGACGCTGAACCAGCATCTCGTGCGGCTGGCCTTCGGCGAGCTCGTCGAGCGTTACGGCGTGCCGGACCATGTATTCCTCGACAACGGCCGCGAGTTCGCCAACAAGTGGATGACGGGGGGCGCGCCGACGCGTTTCCGGTTCGCGATCCGCGACGAGGATCCGGTCGGCATCTTCGGCCTGCTCGGCGTCACCGTGCACTGGACGACGCCCTACCACGGGCAAGCGAAGCCCATCGAGCGCGCATTCCGCGATCTCTGCGAGGAGATCACCAAGCACCCGGCCGCCGCGGGCGCGTACACGGGCAATAGCCCCGTGACCAAGCCTGCCAACTACGGCGAGCGCGTTCTTAAGTGGGACGACTTCACCGCCCTCGTCGATGAAGGGATCCGCGCCTACAACGCGCGCACCGGTCGGCGCACCGAGACCGCGCGCGGGCGCTCGTTCGACGAGACGTTTGCCGAGTCTTACGCCAGATCGGTGATCCGCAAGGCCACCCCCGAGCAGCGGCGTCTGTGGCTGCTCGCCGCCGAAGGGGTCACGGTGCGCGACACGGGACATGTGGCCATCGCTGGCAACCTCTATTGGGGCGAGGCGGTCGCCGCGCACGCCGGTCGCCGCGTGGTCGTGCGCTTCGATCCGGACCATCTCGACCGCCCGGTGCACGTCTATACGCTGGACGGCGTGTACCTGGGCGAGGCGGCCTGCACGCAGGCGCAGTTCCTGGACGCGCAGGCGGCCAAGGAGCACGCTCGGGCGCGGCGTCAGCGCCTGCGTGCCGCCCGCGCGCAGCTGGAGGCGGAGCGCCGCATGCGGGCTATTGAAGCGGCCCAGCGCCTGCCCGCCACGCCGTCGCCGGCCGCCACGCCGTCGCCGGCCGCCGTGCGCGTCATGCCCAGGTCAGGCCAGGGTCGGAGACTGTCTGGCCCGGATGTGGCCCGTTACGTCACAGTACAGGAGCGAGCGGTCTTGAGCATGCTGGAGGACTGGGCGCGCGAGCGGCGGCTGCTGGGTGCCCAGTCGTAGGGGCTGTACAGGCCCTGTGCGGCCGCTGTGCAGCGGCCGTACAGAGCGAGAGACAGAAAGGAGGAGGGGATGCACGACGAATATCACGATGTGATCGCACGAGTCCGCGCCGAGATCGAGCGCCGTGGCATTACCCAGGCGCAAGCAGCCAGGGAAATCGGGATCTCGTCCACCACGCTCACGCAGCTGCTGGGCGGCACGTATGCAGCCGACCCCGCGCGGCAGATCGAGCGGCTCACGCGCTGGCTGGGCCTCCAAGAGGAGGTGCGGGCGCAGGCGAAGCTGCCGCCCGCGCCCGCGTGGGTGCACACGCCGACAGCCGAGCGGGTGCTCGCCGCGCTGGGCTACGCCCAGATGGCCGGGGATATCGTCCTCATCTATGGTGCGGCCGGCGTGGGTAAGACCACCGCCGCACACGAGTACCGACGCCGCTATCCATCTGTCTGGGTCGCCACGATGAGTCCGGCGACCGCCGGCGTCAGCACCGCGCTGGAGGAGGTGTGTCTGGCTGTGGGCTTCCGCGATCTCCCCCAGGGGGCGGCGCGCATGAGCCGGGCGCTGGTGGCCCGGATCGCCGACACGAGTGGCCTCCTCATCGTCGATGAGGCGCAGCACCTCACCGTGGGGGCTCTCGATGCCCTGCGGGCCCTCCACGATGCGACGGGTGTCGGGCTGGCCCTGATGGGCAACGAGCATGTCTACGCGCGCATGACGGGCGGCTATCGCGCCGCGTATCTGGACCGTCTCTACTCGCGCATCGGCAAGCGGGTCAGACTCGGGCGGGCCACACGCGAAGACATCGAGCGGATCGCCGAGGCGTTCGGCGTCCACAATGGGGCGTGCCGACCCCTCACCGAGATCGGCTCGCGACCTGGCGCGCTGCGCTTGGTCGTCAAAACCTTGCGCCTCGCGAGCATGATGGCCACTGGCAGCGGCATCGAGGCCACGCATGTGGCCGCCGCCTGGCAAGACCTGGAGGGATGACGATGACACTGGCGGAACTCGAACGACTCGCCCAGCAGTATGCGGAAGCTCGCTCGGACCTCGCGGACCGGGTGCAGGAGGTGGAGGAGGCCATGGTGGCGATCAAGCGTCAGCGCCTGCCGCTGATCCGCCGTGCGCTCGCGGTCGCCCAGGAGCGGCGGGAGCAGCTTGCGGCCGCCATCGCCGCAGCTCCTCAGCTCTTCGAGCGACCCAAGACCATCGTGTGTCATGGTCTGCGGATTGGCTACCAGAAGGGCCGCGGGAGCCTCACCTGGGACGATGATGCGCGCGTCTGCACGCTCATCAGGCGATATCTGCCCGATCAAGCCGATCTCCTGATCCACGTCACCGAGCGGCCAGACAAGCGGGCGCTCGCTCAGCTGGATGCCGCCATGCTCCGGCGGATCGGCGTGCAGTTGGTGGATGTGGGCGAGCAGGTGATCATCCGCCCGCTGGATGGCGAGCTGGATCGGCTGGTGGAGCGGCTGCTGGCAGTCGAGCCGAGCCGCGAGGACCAGTATGCACGCAGCGAAGCTCGAGACTAGCCGCCGGCTCCAGCGGGTCCTTGCGCTGCTGGCTGATCGCCGGGCACACACCACGCGCGACATTATCACGGCCGCGCAGGTCTGTGCGGTCAGTGCGATCGTCGCTGAGTTGCGCCAGCACGGCTATCGCATCTCCTGCACGCGCCGTGGCGATCGCTGGTACTACCAGCTCGCAGGTGGCGTATGACCGAGGACGAGCGAGAGCTGATCGCTCGAGTAGAAGCTGGGCTCAGCACCGCTGAGGATGCCCATCGGCTCAAGCAGCTCCTCGCCCAGCGGCGGGCCTACGAGGACGTGCTGCGGTGGATCATGCTGCACACGCACGGTGAGCCGGCCCGGCGCGCGACGCGGGTGCTCATCTGGTGAGCTCATGGCCGCTCGGAGCGTGCGAGCACGGCTCATCGCGGCCATCCACGCGGAGGCACGGCGGCTACAGCTCGACGAGGCCGCCCGCCGCGCCCTCCAGGAGCGTGTCACCGGCTCCCGATCTTGTCGGGAGATGACGGAGGGGCAACTGATGCAGGTCCTGGATCAGCTCCGGCAGCTCGCAGGGCCGCACCGGCCACGCCCAGGGGCCGATCGGGGCCCTCTGGTGCGCAAAGTGTATGCGCTGCTCGGGACACGGCCAGCGGCCTATGCCGAGGGCATCCTCCAACACATGTACGGGTCGGGCGCCCCGCGCTATCTCGAGTGGGCCACTCCCACGCAGCTCCGCTCGGTGGTGGCTGCCCTGACGTATGACCAGAGACGACGGCAACAGGCAGCACAGGCGCGGTGAGCGCGGCTGGCGTGAGGCAGCCCCGCCGCTCTTGGTCGAGCTTGCCGACCACGCGGCGGATGTCCTCCGGACGGATCTCGGTTTCGATCCGGAGCGTGCAGACTATGCGGGCTATCTCATCATGCGGCGAGTGGCGGAGGTGATGGGCGGGACCTCGATCTACCTGCCGCGCGCCACCAGCCTCTGGCGCCACGAGCGCGATGAGGCGATCTGGCGCGACTGGACCGCTGGTCCAGTCTCCGTGCCAGAGCTGGCACGGCGGTATGGGACCACGACGGTCCACATTTATCGCATCATCCACCGCCTCCGTGCGGAGGAGGCCCAGCGCGCCCGCGATGCCAATGACCACCGTTAGTAGTCCTCGTGGCAGCCAGGCTGCTACACGAGACGTATGATGCGCCGGGAGGCCTCGCTGCTCGCCGTGTCGGTGCTGGCCGTGGCACTGGTCGCCAGTTATGAAGGGTATCGATACCTGGCCTACGATGACCGGGGGACGCCGGCGATCGGGTATGGCGCGCACCGCTACGAGACGGGCGAGCCGGTGCGTCCTGGAGACCGCATCAGTCCCGAGCGGGCGGTGGTGCTCCTGAGCCGGCAGCTCGCTCAGGTCTGGCAGCAGGTGGCAGGGTGCATCGGGCAGGTGCCGCTCACGCAAGGCGAGGTGGATGCCTACGCGAGCCTCGCCTATAACATCGGGCCAGCGCGCTTCTGCGCGTCCACCCTCGTGCGCAAGCTGCGAGGGCACCCGCCGGACTACGCAGGAGCGTGCCGCGAGCTGCTCCGCTGGACAAAAGTGGGCGGTCGCGAGTCGCCTGGCCTCGTCGCGCGTCGCCAGGCCGAGTATCGGCGGTGCACGGGTGAGGCATGATCCCCGTGGTGCTCATGGCGGCCGGGCGGGTCGTGGGCATCGCCGGCCTGGCCCTCGTCGCCGGCGGCGTCCTCGGCTATGCCTGGGAGCACCGAGCCCGTCTGGCGGAGGTGGCGACTCTCCGTGCTGAGCTCGCGCAGCGGGAGGCGCGCGCAGCGGACGCGGCGCAGCGCCGCCATGAGGCGGCGCAGCGCGCCACAGACCTGGCGTGGGCTGAGCGTGAACGACGGATCGAGGCGCTGGCGGGGGAAAATGCGCGGCTCCGGGAGCAGATTGTGGCGGCGACGCGTGGCCGGCCTTGCCTTGGCCGGCCTGCTCGTCGGCTGCTCGAGCAGGCCTCAGCTTTCCGCGACAGCGGCGACGTGCCCGCGGCCGCCGTCGACACTCCTCGAGCCGATGCCGCCGCTGCCACCCCTGCCGACCACGCCGCCACGGGCAGACGCGTCGATGACCGAGCCGATGATGCACCGAGCACCGACACCGACGTGGCCGCCTGGATCATCGAGGCGGCCAGCCTCTACGAGCAGTGTCGCTCCCGCATCGACGCGCTCCGCGTCTGGGCCCACGCCCTCGAGCAGTGAGGGACGCCGATGATGCCACTAGATCTCCACTATCTCGCGCGTCCGGACGAGCGATTCCATCTTCAGACCTGCGAGCCACAGCCGCGCGTGTGGGGCTCGCTGCGCTTCATCCGTCGCGTGAGCTGGGATCGCGTCTACAACCCAGACGGATCGCGCGGGTGGTTTGTCTCGTGGTCGCTCTTTGACCGGCTCCAGTGGTACCACGGCACGGCCAAGGCGGATGGGACCAGGACCTATATGTACCGCACGGGCCAGCTTGGCGAGCCCTATGACACGCACAGCGTGGTGATGACCACGACGCCGACCGAGCTCCGCGCGCTGCGCTGGCGGAGCCGGGGCATGGATCCCGTGCCGCACTGGACTAACATGGGCGGGGCCTAGGCCATGCCTGAGGGCAGCCTCATGCCGCAGTGGGAAGATCTCCCGCTCATGCTGTCGCCGGTGCTGGTCGTCCTGATCCTGATCATTGGGGCGCTGCGGTGGTTTGCGACTCGGCTCCTCGCCGACATCGACACGCGGCTCCGCCGCATCGATGACATCGAGCGTCGCCTCGATCGGCTCGCGGCGGATCTCCCCATCCACTACGTGCGCCGCGAGGACCATATCCGGGAGATCACCGCGCTCGGCGTCAAGCTGGATCGGATCTACGAGTGCCTCATGAGGATCCGCAATGTCTGACGAACACGACAAGCGACAGATTGATCGCGCACTCGACCTGGCTCGTGCCGAGCGCGAGACGCTGCGCTGGGTACTCCTGACCGCGCTCTGGCATGCCCGACCGTACGGGACGACAGAGAGCGTGATCCTGGCCTGTGCGCAGGATGTGGGGCTGTGCGCCACCACCGACTTCATTCGCCGCGAGCTGGGCTGGCTCGACTCCCACGGTCTCGTCGAGATCAAGCACGGTCCTGTCTGGTCAGCCAAGCTCACCGCGCTCGGCGAAGATGTCTATGACTACCGCGCCGAGGCCCCTCCTGGCCTCGCCCGTCCGCCGCGATGGTGAGGGCATGCCCACGCGCTCGAAGGTGCTCGGATTGCCGGCCTCGCTGCGGAGCGAGCTCGAGCGGCTCCTCGCTGATCAGACCCACGGCGGCTATGAGGCGCTCTCGGCCTGGCTCGCCGAGAGGGGCTACCAGATCAGCAAGTCCAGCCTGCACCGCTACGACCAGAAGCTGCAGCGCTCGCTGGCCGCCATCCGTGCCTCCACCGAGGCCGCGCGGCTGATCGCGCAAGCCAGCCCGGATGAGGCCGACGAGCACTCGGCGGCGGTCATCCGCATGGTGCAGTCGGCGCTGTTCGACGCCATGCTGGCGGTGCGGGAGGCGGAGGACGCCGACCCCGCGCAGCAGGTCAAGCTACTCACCCACGCTGCGCGCGCCGTGGCCGAGGCGAGCCGCGCCTCCATCGGGCAAAAGCGCTGGGCGGAGGAGGTGCGGGCGAAGCTGGATGCTGTCGAGCGCACTGCCGCAGCGCAAGGCAAGCGGCTCGACGCCGAGACGCTGCGGGCCATCCGGGAGGGGCTGTATGGTGGCTGATCGCGCCGGCGTACCGGTGCTGTATCCCTACCAGCGCCGCTACCTCTCCGACGCGTCCCGCTTCAAGGCCGGCATGTGGAGCCGGCAGACGGGCAAGACCTTCACCACCACGCTGGAGGCGGTGCTGGACGTGCTCGAAGCCGAGGCCGAAGGGCGCGTCTCCCGCTGGACGATTCTGTCAGTCTCGCGCGACCGGGCGCTCGACGCCATGGACAACGGTGTGAAGCTGCACCTGCGCGCCATCGGCGCGGCCTTCGAGGCGCTGGATGTGCCCTTCGAGGCCGACCAACTGGCTCACGTGGTGCGCGTCGGCCGCCGCGGCAGCTACATCCGCGCGGTGGCCTCCAAGCCCAGCACCGCGCGCGGGATGAGCGACCACCTGATCCTGGACGAATTCGCACACCACCACGATTCCCGCGCCATCTGGACGGCACTGTTGCCGGTGGTCTCGCGTCCCGACCTCAAGCTGCGTGTCATCAGCACGCCGAATGGGCGCGGCAACAAGTTCTACGAGATCATGACCGCGACCGACAACCTGTTCTCGCGGCATGTGGTCACGATCTACGACGCAGTGGCCGATGGCCTGCCGCGCGACATCGAGGAGCTCAGGCGCGCGATGGCCGACCCCATCGCCTGGGCGCAGGAGTTTGAGTGTCAGTTTGTGGACGAGGCTACGGCCTGGCTGCCCTATGAGCTCATCGACGGCTGCGAGGATGCGGCCTGCCCCGGCGAATACCAGGGCGGCCCGTGCTACGTGGGCATGGACTTCGCCGCCCGTGGCGACCTCACCGTGATCGCCGTGCTCGAAGAGGTGGGCGACGTGCTGTGGCTACGCGAGTTGCTTGCATTGCGCGCGACGAGCTTCGCCGCGCAGCTCGCCGAACTGGACCGCGTGATGCGCGACTACCGCGTGATCCGCGCCGCCCTCGACCAGACCGGTCTGGGCGAGATGCCGGTGCAAGAGGCGCAGCGGCGGCATGGGCAATACCGCATCGAGGGCGTGCTGTTCGCGCCTGCGCGCAAGCTCGACATGGCCACCGCCTTGAAGGAGCGCATGGAAGACCGACGGCTGCGCCTGCCGGTGGGCGATGCCGCCCTGCGCGCCGATCTGCACTCGGTGCAGCGGGTGGTCGGCCCCAACGGCGCTCCGCGCCTGGTGGCCGAGCGCGAAGGGGGTTCGCACGCCGATCGCTTCTGGGCGCTGGCCCTGGCCGTGTCCGCGGCCGCTCAGCCGCGCAGGGTCTATGCGTATGAGCCGGTCGGAACACGGCACTGGAGCGAGTATGCCGATGCGGTGCTGGATGACTGGCCGGCCCATCGCTTTGCTCACTACTGAGGAGGTGGCCATGCACTATCAGCTTGTCTCCGATCCCGATGCGCGGGGCCGTCTGCGGGTACTGGGGCGGCGGCCATCCGTCATGGAGGCGCTCAGGCTCGCCTGGCGCCTCTGGCGCCAGCCCGACCGGTACGCGATCCTGGTGCATCTGCCGTCGCACGCGCTCCCGCAGCCCCTGCGCCGACCCGGTGCGGCCGGCTGCCTCGTCGCCGCGCCACTATGGAGAGACGATGTCGTCTGATCCGCTGATCGATCGCGAGGTCCTCAGGACCGAGCTCGCGGCGCCTTCCCTGGTCGGCTATCGCCAGGCCTGGGTGTGGCGGCCGCTGGCAAGCCTCACGCCCGCGCAGGTGGCGGAAATCCTGCGCCGCGCAGCCCTTGGCGATGCGCACGACTTCCTCATCGCTGCCGCCGACATCGAGGAAAAAGACCTCCACTACCGCGCGGTGCTGCAGACGAGACAGCTCGCCGTGACCGGCCTGCCGTGGGCTGTGCAGCCAGCGGAGCCATCTGCACCAGCTAGGCGTGCCGCTGATTTGGTGCGCGAGGTGCTCGAGGCGATCGATTTGCCCGATCTCATGATCCATCTCCTGGATGCTCTCTCGAAGGGCTACGCCGTCGCCGAGATCATATGGCAGACCGACGGACCGACCTGGGTGCCGCAGGCCATTCACCCACGGGAGGCGCATTGGTTCCAGTTCGACCGCGAGAGTGGGCGCACGCTGCGACTGGTAGACGGCACGCCGGACGGGCAGGAGCTTCCGCCCTACAAGTTCATCCTCCACACCCCGCGCATCCTGGCGGGCATCCCGCTGATGGGCGGGCTCGCTCGATCGGCGCTCTGGGCTTGGACATTCAAGAGCTTTGCCCTGCGCGACTGGGCGAGCTTCTGCGAGCTCTATGGCCAGCCCCTGCGCATCGGGAAGTACGACCCGAGTGCGACACGCGAGGATATCGAGACCCTCAAGCGCGCGGTCTTCACCCTCGGCAGTGATGCCGGCGCTGTCATCCCCGCCAGCATGGCCATCGAGCTGGTCGAGAGTGGCGCCAGAAGCGCCAGTGCGGAGCTCTATCAGCGACTAGTGGAGTACCTGGATCGGCAGGTCAGTAAAGCCGTGCTCGGTCAGACGCTCACGACGGACCAGGGTCAGACAGGGAGCCTGGCGCAGGCGCGTGTACACGATGAGGTGCGGGCCGACCTCATGCGGGCCGATGCGCGTGCGCTCGTCGCCACGCTCACTCGCGACCTGCTGACCCCACTCATCACCCTCAACATGCCAGGCGC